GCTGCGATGCAACCAGAGTTTGATGATGAAGAACCAATCAATCCTTTTGATTTCTGGAAGGGTGCCAACTTCAAACTGAAACTGGTGAAGAAGGATGGTTATTGGAACTATGACAAGTCTGAATTTGCAGCACCTTCTGCTCTTCTTGACGATGATGATGAACTGGAATCAATCTACAAATCACTCAACAACTTGAATGATTTTGTTGCTCCAAGTGAATTTAAGTCTTATGAAGATTTGAAGAAACGTCTTGATTATACTCTTGGGTTGAAAGGAACTACCAAGTTCCAAGACCCCGAGACGATTGATGAGGAAGAAGAGATTGAAGTTCCAGTTAAGCAATCTGTTTCTTCTCGTTCTTCAAGTTCTTCCAGTGAAGATGAGGATGAAGATGATGCACTATCGTACTTTCAAAAACTAGCAGAAAGTTGAAATAGTTAAGGGAGGTTATAAACCTCCCTTTTTTATACCCCTGTTATTTTTGGATTATAACCACGTTTTGTAGTTTCATTTACATATTGTGAGGATTCATCGTACTTCATAATGTTCTTCATATCACTGATGAATACAGAAAGATATTCTGGTTTTAGAATTAAAATTAATCTTTTATTTTCATTTTGATCCACTTCATATTCATAATTTGTAACTGCTTTAAAACTATTTTTTGTTGATATTGTACTTCCTGTAGTACTTGTAATTTTAGTATCTTGCTTTGCTGTGGATACTTTTATTTTTATACCAGGTAATGAAGTTGCCATTTTTTATTTTATTTAGGACTGAGGTAAGAATTTAAATACTGGAACAACTTTTCCGTCTTGAAGTTCTCCAACAATTTCATACAATGATGGAGATAATACAACATCATTATCAAAAACAACATCACCAACTTGTACAGTCGTTGATACATTATTTCTTCCAACAACTGAAAAACTTCCACCCCAACTATTTGGCCAATTAGATAAAGTATTTGTGATTGATATTGGTGTATTAGTATTTCTTGCTTTTACTTGTAAGAAAGATTTGTTGGTTTCAATATCTTTTACAATGGCATCAGTATTTTCATTTGTTACATTATTGCCAAAAACACGAACAAATTGATTTAAGTTAATTGTGATTACATTATCTGTATCTGCACTTGGAAATTCCGATAGATTGTAATTTAAATCTGTTGAATTTGTTGTAACTGATAATGTCTTTCCTGGATCAACTTGTAACCCACCAGGAATGATTAGTCTATTGTATTCATCTCTGACTTCTATTGTTTCATAGTGATGGACTTGTGCAATCGTTTCATCATCACCATATTTGTCCAGTAGATATTTGTAAAGACTATTATTATCTAAAGGCCATTGCTCATTTAGATTTGTGATATTATTTGTGATTAATATTACCCAATCAAGAGATGGATCATTATATACTTTTTGTGCTACTTGGTCTGGTCTCTCGTTATCTATTATTTGATAATACTCAAATGCAGAAACTGCATTTGCAATATCATCTCTAAGTTTTGCTCTTTTAAATAGATTTTTTGTTACAGTATAATCGTCATTAAAAGATTGATTTGGAAAATTTGAGACGTACTCAAAGTTGGGAAGTTCTCTAAAATACGGCATATTAGTATCCTATATCGTTTTCTGTGATTTCATTATAATCACCAGATAGACCATTAAATATTGTATCTTGATAATCACTTTCATATATGGGTTCAATTTCTTGAAATCCTAAAGACATTGTGTAAGAAACTGGTTGTCCTTCTTCATATGCTGACCACTGACCATCAGGAGCATAGTTCACGGACACTCCTTGAAGAGCACATATTTTAAATTTGTTTACACCTGCGATTGACTTTCCTCCTACAGTTTTATATTCCAACTTAAACACATTAGGAGAACCAAGAAAAACTGATCTATAACCAGCACCTTTTGTTGCATTAAGTTTTCTTGCAGCACTTCCTTGCTTGAAGAATCTGATGATTCTTCTTACATCTGCTGCCTCTCCTTCACTTCTTGGACTAAAACGATATGCGAATTGAAATTGACGGAGAGTTGGACCTCTGAATAAGAGTTCAAGATTTGAATTTGGAACCAATCCAGCACCCCTTGCCAAAATACTTTCGGGGGAAACTTCAAATCCAGCATTTTTCAATACCATTGACATTAATGCTGTTTTTATCTCTGGCATATTTAAGTCAGCACCTGCACCCGTTAATAATGCTGCTTGATTTATTGCTCCTGATGGCAGATTCAATCCTCCTTTTTGTTGTGCAAGGGCAGCAGCAAGTGCAACAAGAGTTTGTTGTATTCCAGTTCCAAGCAAATTTTTACCTACATATCCAGTAGCTGCCATTGTCATATTATTCATTCTATCATCTCCCCATTCCACATTGTTGGAATCTGAGATTCCAGAAGGAATTGGAAGAATGACTGTTCCGATTGGATCTTTTAATGCACTATTTCTTTGAACTCCTTCAGTGAATATAGATTTTATATTTATTGCTTTGCCTGGTGCTGGATCAAATAATTCTTCAAGAGGTGCTTTATAATTAAACATTGTAATGTGAAGGGTATCTTGTTGATTCTCAAGAATATTTTGTGGGTACTTCAAAAGACGTTTAAATAATTCTTTTTCGTTTTTACTTTCAAATTTTTTATAATTTCCTAAATTAAGCCCAGGATCAAAAAAGTTTCCTTGTCCTGGTGGGGCAGTGAGAGATGTTCCTCCTAATCCAGGCAATGAAGGTGGTGGTCCTGCTCCAGCAGGGGCATTATAGACAATAAATCTTCCTTGATTCTGTGGTTGTGCTGCCGCATTAATCTTATTGCCTTTTGCACTTCCTCCTCTTGTCTGAAAAGCAGCATAAGATACTTTATTGATAGTTGACGAATAATCTTTTGCTAATTGTGTGGGTTTATTTGGATCCCCATCCTGAAATAATTTTGGATCTTTTATAGCATCACTAGTCCAACTACCATTTAGAAAAAATACAGAAGGGGAAATTACATTATGTGGTGGTTGCTCTTTGAGTTGATAATCTCCTGTTTTATAGTTGTATTCAATTCCAAGTCTAATTGAAGTTGGCGCACCACTTGGTTGTGATGTATAAAAATTATCGTTTAGTATTATCCAGTCAGACATTTATGGTGCGTCCCAAACTTTGGTTTTAAATACTGGTTGTCCTCGTCTATCCACAAATTTCTCTGTTGGAAGTAAAGATACTCCTGCCCATTCTCCTTCAGGCACTTTAAAGAAATCACTCATTACTCCAGAGAAGAGATATTTATGTAAAGTTTTCTTGGGTGCATTTACAATACCTGATTTATTTAGAAAGGATTCTGCAACACCTCCACGGTATTGTGGATTGAGATAATGAAGATTTGCACCAAGAAATGAACCCTCTCTGGGATTAACTTCTATAATATAAGATAATGGATGTTGATCCCAATACTCATATCTCTGAGGGTACTTAGCATTATACAAAAAGAAAACTAAATCTCCAGGAATGATAAAATAAGTATCTGCTTCATTAATATTCTTCTGTTGATAATTTCTTAATTCATTCATTAACGAATTCGTCCACCAATCAATGCTACGATATCTTTTTCCTGCTTGTTTTCTGACTTCTTCTGCTATCATATTACATCAATTCCCAACTCACGCTCGGTGAACACCTTGAATTCCCAACCTCTATCTTTACAATATTCACGGCAAGCTTCCCACTTTGCTTGATTGACTACCCACATTTTTACTGAATAAGCCCAAGACTTTGTTCTTCTTTTGGGATTTGTTTCGGGCATTTTTAAATCTTTTGCTGGTTTGATTTCAACGACAAGAGTTCTATAATTTCCATTTTTGTCTTTATACTTTAATTTCATATCTGGAAAATATCTATGAATATGACCATCTATTGGTGAACGGTATGGAATGCAAAATTCTTCACTTTGATATGAAATTACACTTTCAGTTAAATCGCAATATTGAAACATTTTTAATTCATAACTAGAACGAAAATATATTTCTGTTGGATTTCCATCATATTTTTGTGGATTTTTCGGTTTAAATTTTCCTTGTTTGTAATTTTTCATTTATTTTTACTCCATTTCCACTCTCCCTTTATTCTTCCAGGCACAAAATCCTTTCCAGGACTTTCAATAGATCTTTTATTGGTTACTCCATTATTCCACCATTTAGTTCCTTTTGATAGTCCCATTGCATGATCTGGGGGTTTTATACCTTTTTGTTTTAAAGTTTGTGATATTTGCTCTCTTGTTTTTTTCCCTTCTTTCGTTTGATAATAATTTAATCTATCTATGGATTTTAGTTTTTTGTATTCTTCCGTGTGTTTTTTTCCCGTAAAAGTACCACAGCAACCTTTTTTTACGATACTTATTTTTAATTTAGTATTTTCTGTGCGAATTTTTCCTTTATTCTTTAAACTTATTTTATCTTTAACTTCTTGTGATCTAGGTTTTCCATAATTTGGATGATTTTGTCCTCTTATACTTTCATTTCTTTTTATTTTAGCATTTTCATACAAGTACGAATTATAATATCTATTACTTTTACCTTTCATATTAATTATAGCATATAACATTTTTTGAGTATTTTTATGATACGACCCATATCTTTTAATGCAAATTTTTGCTAATAAAATATGTGAAATAAAATGTTCTTTTGCAGTAAGCACTACGATTTTATTATTATTTCCATAAATGCTTTTAGGAAATATGTGGTGCTTTTCAGTATAACCTTCGGGTGCAATTCTGTTCTCTGCTTTTCTAATAAGATTACAATAAACCTTTAGGTAGTTCATTTTTTTGATGTCTGGGGTACTACTATTTATGGTGTGGGCCTTATGCAATATTATCTCCCCAGACATTATTGCTGCCCACATTAAATTTCCATTCACCCTTGCCTATACTTACTATCTTCGTTACGAGGCATACATATTATATAATCTTAATCGTATTTATAAATGGCAACTAAAGTACAAAGAGCAGGACAACCTGAAATTGGACCTTTATATACGAAGATGACGACTCCTACGGGAGAACTTCCTGGTGCGTTGGATATTTTTGGGAAGTTATCTCTTACGAGTCAATTTAAAGTATCATTGCATTTAACTGATAATGATACTGATAATGATACTGAATTGATGGGATGGTTATATAAGGCAGGAATTACAAATAATGCACGAGTTTCAAAGTTGTTTGATTTTTATTGTGCAGAAACTGCACTTCCTGGTGCAACCTTTGATGTCACAGAAGAAATCGGTTCATATCAAGGGATAATAGAAAGATTTCCAACTAAAAGAGTTTATCCAGATGTCACAATGACCTTTTACGTTGACTATGATTATAAACTCATTCGTCTTTTTGAAGAATGGATGAATTATATCAATCCACTTTATACAAATTCTGGAGAAGTACAACCAAATCCAAAGGGTCAAGGAAATGTTAAAAATACTCCAGACTTTTTTAGACTAAGATATCCATCATCCTATAAAAGAATTATATCAATTGTAAAATTTGAGAGAGATTTTAATACAGACAAACCAAACCAACCTGGGGGAGTTATACGAGATGTTCCCAGAATAACTTATCGTTTAATTGATGCATTTCCTACAAATATAGCAGCAATGCCAGTGACTTATGAGGGAAGCACAATTACTAAAACAATAGTCACTTTTAGCTACTCCCGTTATGTAATTGAAAAGCATAATGTGAGGAGGTAAATAAATAAAAGCACTGAAACATTGAATTATGCCATTACCAAAAATTTCTACACCAACGTATGAATTGGTTTTGCCCTCAACAGGAAAAACAATTAAATACAGACCATTTTTAGTTAAAGAAGAAAAGATTTTAATTCTCGCACTGGAAAGTCAAGATACGAAAGAAATTACAAATGCAATTAAGCAAGTATTAAAAGATTGCATTTTAACAAAAGGAATTAAAGTAGAAGAACTTCCAACTTTTGATATTGAGTATCTATTCTTGAATCTTCGTTCAAAGTCTGTAGGAGAATCAATTGAATTAATTATTACTTGTGGTGATGATATGGAAACTCAAGTTCCAGTGACAATTTACATTGATGAGATTCAAGTCCAAAAAGAAGAAAATCATAGTACCGATATTAAACTTGATGATTCTTTAGTTCTAAGAATGAAGTATCCTTCTTTAGACCAATTTATCAAAAATAATTTTGATTTCAATACTGAACAAACCGCATCAAATATTGAAAAATCTTTAGATATTATTGCTTCTTGTATTGATATAATCTTTAATGAAGAAGAAAGTTGGGCAGCATCAGATTTCACAAAAAAAGAATTAATTGCTTGGATTGAAACATTAGATTCAAATCAATTTAAACAGATTGAAAACTTTTTCAATACAATGCCAAAACTTGCACACAAAGTAAAAGTTAAGAATCCAAAGACTGGAGTGGAAAGTGAAGTAACGTTGGAGGGTTTAACATCTTTTTTCGGTTAAGTATGGCTTATATGGAATTGGAGTCATACTTTAGAATTAATTTTGCATTACTTCAATTTCATAAATGGCCGATTGGAGATGTTGAAAATATGATGCCTTGGGAGAGAGATATTTACTTAGCACTTCTTCAGCAACATATTGAAGATGAAAAACTAAAACAACAGAATGCTCAATAAATAATTCTAAAATAAGAAAGCAAGATGGTAATAGGTTCGGTTCTGAACCCAGAAAGAATAGTAGGTAAGCAGAATACAAACCAACAACTCGCCAAAAATTTTATTTCTGGTGGTTCTTTTCTTGGAACATCTTCAATTGCTTCTGCTGCAAATAAAATAGTAGGATTTCAAAGAGGGACTGCAAAACCAGTCCCATCTTCAGTAGATTCAATCGTAAGTACTATTTCTACAAATATTACAAACAATATAACAAGCACTTTAAATAATACTCTTCAAAGTTTCACTACAGATTATAAAAAAAGAATATCTGATGTTGATTCTGCGAAACCAACTGGCATTCTAAGTAAGTTTTTAAGTACCTATAAGAGTGTAATACAATTTATTCAGTTTTTTGGCAACAAAAAATTTGTGAATAGAATAAGTGACAATTTAAAAAATCTTTCTAAATCATTTACAGAAAGTTTTGAAGTTGCAAAATTAATTCGTCAGGTCATTGTAAAAATAGTACAACAATTATCAAATCTTCCAAAATCATCTCCAGGTGGTGGAGGTGGAATTGACATTGATGTTGATGTTCCTATGGGTGGTGTCAGAAAGAGCGCACCACGAGGACTTGGTAATATGTTCAAGGGAAGAGGCAAAATGCTTGCACTTGGTGCTGGTGCTCTTGGATTGGGTGCTGTTGGTGCTGGCACAGTGAATGCTCTTTCTAATGTTGATGAAATTAGAGCAGGAATGTTTCAACCAGGAGATGGTGGAGACATTATATCAACTTTTGGTTCTGCAATAGAGAGATTTATTGCAGCAATCAATACGATGGTTGGTATTGGAAAAGGTTCTAAACCTCCTGGTGGTGGAGGAGGTGGTGGGGGAAGTCCTGGTGGTCCTGGTCCTGGTGGTCCTGGTCCTGGTGGTCCTGGTCCTGGTGGTCCTGTAGATCTTAGTAAAATTTCTGGTGATACTCCAGAACAAAAAGCATTTTTAGCAACAGTTGGTTCAACGGAAGCTGAGTCTTATGATACCGTTGTTGGTGGAGAAAAAGTACCAGAACTTACTCAAATGTCAATACAAGAAGTTTATGATATGGGCATGAAAGGTAGAATTGGTGAAGGAACACTACCTCAAAGATTTGGTGGAAGAAAAATTAAATATGGTGCGGATTCTCATGCAATGGGGAGATATCAATTTATACCTAAAACAATGATGGGTGCTATGAGGTCTGCTGGTCTCAAACCAACTGATGTTTATAGTCCAGAAAATCAAGATAAAATGGCTTTGGCATTTGCAACATCTATTGGGATAGATGTCAATAGACCAATGACTAAATCTGACTACGAAAAATCTGGAAGTAGTGTTGCTTGGGAAGGAATGCGAAAAATATCTTATGCTGAAGCAAAGAAACGTTA